CGAGGGGGCGTTCTCCGGCGGGCGCATGGACGGCCTGCCGGAGTCCTTCGCGCTGGCCATCAGCACCCCCGGCCCGACCACCGGCCGGTTCTACGACATCCACCGCCGTGCCCCCGGCCTGGAGGACTGGTACACCCGTCACGTCACCCTGGAAGAGGCCATCGCCGCCGGGCGCATCACCCGGGAGTGGGCCGACCAGCGCAAGCGCCAGTGGGGCGAGGACAGCGCGCTGTACGCCAACCGCGTGCTCGGGGAGTTCCGGGCCGCGGACGAGGACAGCGTCATCCCCCTGGGGTGGGTGGAAGCGGCCATCGAGCGCTGGCACGAGTGGGACGCGGCCGGCCGACCGCCGATGCCCGGCCGCCGCGTCCTCGGCGTGGACGTGGCCCGTGCCGGCGGCGACTCCACCGTCTTCGCTTTCCGGCTGGGGGTGGTGGTGTCCAAGCTGACGGCCTACGACCGGCAGGACACCATGCAGACCACCGCCCGCGTGCAAGCGGCCCTCACCGCCTCCGGCGACCCCGGCGACCCCGAGGAGCTGGGCGAGCCCGACCAGCACCAGGGCGATGGCGAGGGCGAGGAGCAGGCCGCGCCCGTCGGGTGGGTGCCGGTCGTGGACAGCATCGGCGTGGGCGGCGGCGTGGTGGACCGGCTGCGCGAGCTCGGCGTGCCCGTGCTGGCGTACACCGGCGCCGCCAAGACGCGCCGCCGCACCCGCGACGGGGAGTTCGGCTTCGCCAACGTCAGGTCCGCGGCGTACTGGAACCTGCGGGAGCTGCTCGACCCCGCGTTCGGCGCGGAGATCATGCTGCCCCCGGACGACCTGATGATCAGCGACCTGACGACCCCCACGTGGGACGTCATCACCGGGGTACCGCCGAAGGTGCAAGTGGAGAAGAAGGAAGACGTGGTGGCCCGCCTCGGCCGCTCACCCGACAGGGGCGACTCCATCGCCATGGCGTACTTCGCGGAGTCCCTGGCGTACTCCAACGTGCTCGCCCCCACCAACCCCGGCCGCTCCACCACGGCCGCCAACCGCTACGGACGCAGCATCACCAGCGCCCCACGAGGGGGCCGTTAGCCGTCCTCCGCCAGCAGCTCAGCCGGCACGAACAGCACCCCCACCACCTCGAACCCGGGGCCAGGCCCGTACACGATGCCGGCCTGGCCGTCCTCGGTGTCCACCAGCACCTGGAGCAGCGGCGGCCCGCTGTCCGGTATCGCACCGTGATCGCTCATGCCTCCACGGTAAGCGGACAACCAGGGGCGCCGGCACCGAAATAGGACCCCTGGGCAGGCGCACCGGTCGCACACCGGGGCCGCGCGCTGCGCCCCCGCGCACCCGCTGCACGCGGACAGCACCCCCCGGGAGGCTGGCACACTGCCAGGGTGACCGACGAAGAGCTGAACGCCGTGGCCGCCGGCCTGCCCCCCGTGGACCTGCTCGCGGCCCGCCGCCGCGCCGAGCAGGAGCACGCCGCGGCCTGGGAGCCGACCACCATCCCCATGCCTGAGCACCTGGCGGGGGGCATCGTGCGCTTCCCCTGCCCGCGCGGCTGCCCGTGGTTCCACGACGAGAACCCGGGGCGGGACGCGGCCACGGAGCGGTACGTGCTGGTGGTGCCGTCCGCCAACCCGACGCCGGAGGAAGTCGCCGACGCCATCAGCCGCAAGGCCGCGGACCGGGCCGCCGCGGTGCGCGAGCGCATCGAGCGGGCGGTCGCCGCCCACGACCACGAGGTGCACGGCGGACCGACACCGGACCGGTAGCTGCACAGCCGTCGTCCCAGCCCGCTGACATCCCTACGCCCGGAAGAACCCGCCATGACCGCCACCGCCCTGGACGACGCCCGAGTGATCGCGAACGGCATCCGCCTCGGTGGATCGTCTGAGATCGCCTCCGCCCTGGCGGCTGCCCTCGCCGAAGGCCCGCTGACCCCGGACGGCATCGAACGCCTTGCCCACCCGGATTGGGACCGCTTCCAGTTCGAGGAGCACAGCAGCACCCCGGTGTCACCGGGCGCCGAACCTGTCGGGCTGGCCCGTCTGTACGCCCCGGGCGAGGAGAGCGCCGAGGGGACCGGCATTCCTCCGTCGTGGGCTGTGGCCGCCGCCTGGTACGGGTGGCTGCCGGGGCTGTTCGCCTCCCGTGACGCGGCACTCCTGGCGTACGGGTACGTGCTGGGCGGTGAAGGCGCCGGCCCCCTGGAGGAGCTGCGGGACCGCATCGTCCGCGCCATGAGGCAGCCGATCGACGCCAGCGCGTTGATCGCCTTCGCTGGCCATGGCCACGAGGTGGACGGCGGGCCGACGCCGGACCGGTAGCGGGGGACCGGTGGCCGCAGAGTGCGGGTCAAACCCCTGCGCGTCCCATGGGCACTGGCGCCACGCATGACCACCGGCCACCCCGTGGCGGCAGGATAGCCGCGGGCGCGGCCCCCGCTGCTCGGGCCACACTGGGGGGCATGAAGCTTCCACGTGTGGAGTGCCCGAACTGCCGGCGAGGCATCGCCGCCGGGCCGGTCGCCGGGCACCTGAGCAAAGGGCGTGTCTGGCGCCACGACCCCCCGAACCAGCACCGCGCCCCCGGCGACCCCCTGGTGTCCTGCGACGGCTCGCTCGGCATCGTGGACCTGCCGTACGGGCAGACTGCGCTGACCATCCCCGGCCTGGACGACGCCGAGGCCGGCGCCGAGGACGCCCAAGCCCCGGTGGCGGAGCCGGTCTTGTTCTGACCCCCGCACAGTTTTTGATCTAAATACCGGGGCTGACCTGCACAGATGCCGCCGGACCCCACTGCGCGAAGTGGCCTATCATGCACCGCTGACCACGGCCGGATGATCTTCACGCACGCAGGGGACGCACATGCTCAGTCCCGTCAACCTCGCTCTCCTGGCGCTCGCCGGGTACCGCGCAACCCAACTCCTCGTCCACGACACGATCCTCGACGCACCGCGGGACCGCGTGATGGCCTGGCAGCAGAAGCGGCCGGAGTCCACCGCCCGCACCGCCGTGGTCACGCTCATCTCCTGCGTCTACTGCACCGGCTGGTGGGTGGCCGGGGCGCTGCTGGCCACCTGGCTGCTTGCCACCGGCACCTGGGATGACGCCCCGCTGGTGGTCCACGGGGTGGAGTGGCTGGCCGTCGCCGGGGGTGCGGTGCTGCTCAACCGCTGGGACGACTCCCGCGACGGCGGCCACTGATGGCCCGCCAGGAGCTGACGGCCGCGGCCTCGCGGTACACCTCCCGCAAGATCCGGGCTCGCGGGCAGGGTGACCAGCCCTGGCAGGCCCGCGCGTACGACATGTATCACCTGGTGCCGGAGGTGAGGTTCGCCGCCTCCTGGATCGGCAACGCCATGGGCGGGGCCAGGCTGTTCGCTGGCCGACGTGCCGACGACGGCACCATTCAGCCGGCCCCGGATGATCACCGCGCCTCGGAGATCGTCGCCCAGATCGCCGGGGGGCCGGACGGCCAGGGCAAGATGCTCAACGCCTTCGGCAAGCACTTGACGGTGCCGGGGGAAGGGTGGATCGTCATTCGCCCCAACAGCGAGGTGCTGTCCCCCTACAGCCCGGAGGACGGCCACGACTGGCGGGTGCTGTCCGTCAAGGAGGTGCGCCAGCAGTCCAACAAGCTGGTGGCCGAGATCGACGGGGACGAGGTGCTCATCCCCGAGGGCGACCCGGACGCCATGGACCCCGACGCCCCCGTGGCCATCCGGGTATGGGAGCCGGATCCGGAACGGGCCATCGAGGCCGACTCCCCGGTGCGCTCCTCCCTGGAGCTGCTGGAGGAGCTGCTGCTGCTCAACGCGGCGGTCAAGGCCATCGCGAGGTCGAGGATCACCGGGCGTGGGCTGCTGCTCATCCCCAAGGGCAGCCGCTTCCCCACCACTCCCACCCAGGGTGGGGCCGAAGATGACCTGATCGAAGTGTTCATGACGATCGCTGAGACGGCCATCCGGGACCCGGAGTCCGCGGCGGCCACGGTGCCGATCATCCTGGAACTGCCCTCGGACACCATCGCGGAGTTCAAGCACATCACCTTCGAGAGCGAGTTTGACGAACTCGCCTTGAAGTTGAGGGACGAGGCCATCCGCCGCTTCGCCACCGGCCTGGAGATCCCCGCGGAGATCCTGCTCGGCATGGGGGCGGTCAACCACTGGGGCATGTGGGGGCTCACCGCGGAGGCCATCCGGCTGGGCATCGAGCCCAAGTTGGCCACGGTCTGCTACGCCCTCACCCAGCAGTGGATGCGGCCGATTTTGGAGGCCGAGGGAGACCCGGACTGGCACCGCTGGCTGGTCTGGTACGACACCGCCCCCCTGCGCGTGCGCACCAACCGCAGCGAGACCGCGCTGCAGGTGTACGACCGGGGCGCCATCAGCGCGGAGGCGTTGCGCCGGGAGACCGGCTTCGATGAGTCCGACGCCCCCACCCCCGCCGAGAAGCAGCAGAACGACCAGGGCGACGACACCACCAACCCGGACGAGCGCACCGTGCCGGACGACGACCCCACGGTGCCGGAGCTGCCGGTGGACGAGTCCGAGGCCGAGCCGGACACCCTGCCCGCCTCCGCGGCCGGGCTCGGCGAAGGGCTGCTCGCCGCCGCGGACGGGCTGATCTGGGGGGCGCTCACCGCGGCCGGCGAAAAGCTCCGCAAGACGCCGGCCTGCCCCCGGTCCGAGCGCGGGCGCACACGGGAGATCGAACCGGCCCGCCTCCACACCCTGCTGAGCGTGGAGGCCGCCCAGGTCGAGCAGTGGCGCCTCCTCGATGGCGCCTGGACCCGCGCCCCGGAGATCGCGGGCCGGTACGGCCTGGACCCGGAGTGCCTGACCGCCAGCCTCGACGGCTACGCCCGGGAGCTGCTGGCCGCCGGGGTGGAACACGACTACGGCATCGTGCGCACCGTCCTGGCCCCGTGCGGCCTGGTGAGCGCGTGAGCACCGGGCGCCCTGCCGTGGACTCCGGCCTCGTCCTGCACCCGGCCACCCTGCACACCGGCTGGTGCCGGGTGTGCAAGGCCTGGACCCACATCACCGCGGAGCTGCTGCTCCTCACCCCGGACGGCATCACCCCTGCCGGCACCTGGGCCTGGTGCGAAATCTGCGACGACCCGGACCACCAGCTCCCGGCAAGGAGGATCGACCGTGCCGGACCGTAACGACCAGCGACACCCGGGCGAGGACGCCCCGCCCGGCCACTCCCGCAGCGCTCACCGCATCCACGGGTGGTGCGCCCACTGCAAGGGGCGCACGCCCGCCGACGAGGTGATTGCCTGGCGCGTCCAGGAGAACGAGCGCCACGAGGCCCAGCAGCGGGCCGCGGAGGGCGTCGGCATGAACGCCTCCGCCGACGCCCCCCGCCCCTGCCCGGAGTGCGGGGAGCTGCTGTTCACCGTGGTCACCGTGCGCGTGCTCACCGCCGCCGGCCCGCGCGTGGCCGGCGGTTGGGCGTACTGCTCCGGGTGCGAGGCCACCCCCCACCCGGTGTGGGAGGAGGCCCCCAGTGGCTGACCGCGACGCACAGCTCACCCGGGCCGAGGCCGACGTGGCCGCAGCGGTCGCGGACGCCCTCACCGCCACCGCCCAGGAGTTCGCCGACGCCGTCCAGGCCGCCACCAAGCTGGTGGCCGCCCGCTTCTCCGTGGGCCGGATCGCCGGCATGTGGAACAACCGGGTGGGAGGCCTGGTGCGGCGCCTGCTCGGCGTCTCGCAGACCGCCGCCCAGGCCGCGGCCGAGGATGCCGGCACCGAACTGCCGGACGGCTGGGACGACCTGCCGGGCCGTCACGAGGACGGCCGCCCCCTGCCGGACGGCATCGGCCAGTACGCCACCACCACCGAGCACCTGCTGCGCGCGGTCGGGGACCGCCTGGCGGAAGCCACCCGCCGGGAGCTGGCCGCCGGCCTCGACGCCGGGGAGGACATCGGCCAGTTGCGGAACCGGCTGATGGAAGCGTTCAGCCGCGAAGGCGCGCAGCTCGGCCCCGGCCGGGAACACCGGGTGTCCCAGACCGAGGCCACCCGCGCCTGGAACACCGCCACCCTGGCCGCGGCCCGCGCGATGACCGGCCCGGCCCGCCCGCTGGTCAAGCAGTGGATCACCCGCAGGGACACCCGCGTCCGGGATGCCCACGACGACGTCGACGGCCAGCTCCGGTTGTTGTCGGAGCCCTTCACCGTCGCCGGGGTGCCGATGGACGCCCCCGGCGACCCCAGCGCCCCGCCCGCGCTGGTGTGCAACTGCCGCTGCCGCCTGGCAGTAGCAGCTGACACCCGGGCCTCGGCCTGGGAATCTCAGGCCGCCCCACCAGCCGCGTTTTCCGATGCAAGGGAGCAGCGTGTGCAAGCCCCCCAGACCGTGACCGCCGCGGGCGGCCACACGGGGGCGATGATCGCCCTCGTCCCCACCGAGGAGGACGCGCAGCG